CGAGCGTTGCGGAAAAATGAAGTTGGCAATTATCACCGAGGACTGCACCGTCTGCTGCTGCTGGCATGGTCTAACCTTTCGCCATTTCGAGATACTTGGGAAGCTGAGGAAGAATCGCCTGAAAAGCCGGCTCCATAAACGGAAACCCCTGCTCCAGCTCCTCGACTGAAGACAGTCCACGCCTTTCGCGCTTTATTCGCTTGTTTGCCCCGATTAGCTCGGGACCGATGACGACATACGTCCGATCTTCTGACAGAGCAAAAAACAGCCGAGACTTGAGCAGACTGCCGCCGCTGCGCTTTGGATGCAGCAACGGAGGCTGGCCTGGCTTTGCAGACTTTTCAGGCCGCCGCGGCTTCAGTACAGACTGGCCACGTTCATAGCGAGCCTTCCACGCCTCGTAGCTTGCCCGCTGTTCTTCTGTCAGCTCGCTGAGTGGCTTTTGTGCCGCCTTTTTCAACGATCGCCGAGCCGTCGTCCGGATCGCTCCGCCCGCTCGCGTAAAGTATCGCCGCATCGTTGGGCCGAGCGTTTTGGCCAGCTCCCTGTCGAGGAACCGAGCGTTTATTTTGACGTCCATGTTTGTCGTGACGATCCCGCTCATGCTCTGGCCCCCACTGAAACGAACCAGCGAGCCTCGATCACTCCGACAAACATCTCCGATTGATCCAGCATTCCCGGGTCACAAGTCGTAACAATTTGGACGTCTCGCCGCTGCGCCGCAAGGCCGCCGCCGAGGCTGATTGACTCGTAAGTCGTGGACGTCCGCATCGCATCGCAGAGCCCCTCCAGAAAGTCCTCGAAGGCGTCCGAGCTTGCCACGGCCTCAGCCGCGCACCGAGCCACAAACACCACCGCAAGCCGGATTGATTCAGCCACGCCAGACCGATCGGACTCATCCTCAGTCCCCGGACAAATCACGCCGATCTTGCCCGGCGTGCCGCTGCTGAAGCCCGCCGTGAGATACGTCACTGAGCGAACCCGCTCAGCCGTCACGCCTGCCGGAAGTGAGCCGTCGGCGTTGATTGCCGCGACCACCGCCGCGGAAAGTGTTCTAATTCTGCTGGCCACTAGGTCCGCTCCTTCGTGTGGATTCGGATGTAGAGCCGGTCCCTGTCGTGATACTGCCAGAGCTGATCGGCTGGGCCAAATGGCATGACGCGAAAGACAAAACCGTCCGCCGTGATCGTGTCACCTCGGACTGGCGTTACTGTCGCCGAGTCAATCACTAGGTCCGCCGCCTTGACAATCCAGTCCTCAGACCGATCGCCGACCTGCACACCGGAGCCGGCTTCGGAGCGATCCCAGAGCCTTTGGCCACGGATTGCCTGCAGCGTGCAGCTGTTGGCCCCGCGTGTAAACGTAACGGATTCCCCGCGGACTCGCATGGAGGCCGCTTGAGCTGCTTTGGCTGCTGCTGCGATTGGGGAGACCATAAGACACCAAAGAAACAAAAGAGCCCCGGCTGCGGAGGCTGTGACGTGAGGAGGAGGACCAACCGCAGCCGGGGAGCGAAAACACAAGTCGGATCAGACCAGCAAAGTTTCCGTGCTTAACAACGCATCGGTTACGATGATTGGAATGCCCTCGTACTCTGTCGGTCGTGGAGCTGGCATTCCGATCGGGCTGTAGGTCGTGCGGCTGCTCTGCAGCTGCCGCAGCGATCGGCGATTCATGGCAATATGAGTCGGCGGATCACCAACTGGGAACAATGCCAAAGCTTTGGCAAGCAGCAGATCGGTGAGACCCTTGCCAGAATCTTCGGTCAAGTTTGCAATGCGGGAGACCGCAAACTTCGAGCCGATCTGCACACCGAGATGGCCGCCGCAGTCTTGAGCGTAAGCCACCATGCTCAGGCTGTTGCTGCCCGGGACGACGGACTGGAAGATGTCGCCGACCGTGAAATTGATGTTCGGCCCGGCCAGCTGAGCGTCACCCGCACCAACCAAGGCGACAGAGCTGTCGTCTGCAGTTGATCGCAAGAAATACACCGAGGAGCCTGTCCCCGCTGTAGTTCCTGCGGCGTTGACAACCAAAGCGTCTGCAATTTGGTTATAGTTTGCAGAGTCGGCCAAACCAAGAAAGCCCGTTGCGCTGCCGCCGACGGTCCCGTTGAAGAATTGCTTCTCCAAGACGAAGAGAGCTTCCCGCAGCTGCCGGCGGAGACGCGAGGCCATGAACGCTTGGGGGCCGCCCCGAAAAGCGTTACACAGTGCCACGTCCTCGATGATCTTGGCGTCGATGTACTTCAAATCGATCGACGTCTGAGTCGAGATTGAAGCCGTGTAATCCGCCCCGGCGTTGACCGCTCGGAAGCCGATGACGGGAGCCGTCGTTTCGACGTTGAACTTGTGGGTGGTACCGTTGCTGCTCTGCATGGCGTGCAGAGCCGCAAGGACTGGAGCCTTGTTCAAAATGTCGGTAATCTCAGCCGGATTGACGTCAAGCGAGTTAAAGCGGACCAGTTCCGCCAAAGTAGTGAGCGTGTCAGCCATTGTTCTAACCTTTCAAAACATCAGAGAATGAACACAGAAAAAACAGGCCGCGGATCAGCCGCGGAACTTGGACACGTCAGCAAGGCCGCGGGCCTTAGCCTGACCCTGCGGGACAGCCACCGGGGAGGCCACGCCGCGAGCTTCTGCCGCCACGTTGGCAAGCTGGCCTTTGAGCTGCGAGATCTCGGCCTGAGCGTCCTGCAGTGAACCGCGAAGCGTTTCAAGCTGGGCCGCCTGCGCGTCTGGCCAACTGGTCCCGGCCAAAAACATCTTCGCTCCTTCGGCATCACCGAAGGCCGCCATGTACTGAGCCAGACCGGGAGCCGCCGGGGCTGGTGTTGCTGCCTGCGCCGCTGCGGAAACCTCGACCGCTGCGGATGGCTCCTGAGCCGTTGCCGGCGTCAAGGTTTCCTTCGTCATACTAACCTCACCTTCGAACTTAGAGCGGATGGCTGCAAGAACGTCTCCCAGCCCCCCGATCTGATCAATCAAACCGAGCCCGACGGCTTCAGCCGCGGACCACCATCGTCCATCAGAGACCGCTTCGATCTGGTCTGCTGCCAGTCCGCGGCCTGTCATGAGATCCGCAAGGAATCTCGTGTTTGCTTCTTCCACCTTGCCCTGCAGGAAAGCCGTCTGGTCCTCGGTGATCGCCTCGCCCATCGCTCCGAGACCCTTGAAGGGGCCAGTCGTAAGCATGACCGAGCGTATGCCGTCAGCCGCGAAGGCCGCGGAAAAGTCGAGGAGCTGCCAATACGTTCCGATCGAGCCGATCTCGCTGTCGGCACTGGCCCAGATCGATCCAGCCTGCGAGGCTAAGCGGTAGGCCGCGGAGAATGCGTCTCCGTTTACGCTGGCCACTACAAGAGTGTTTTGTGCCAGCTGGGCAATTTTTTGGACGCACCGCTCTAGGCCTGCAACCATACCGCCGGGACTGTCCATCCGCAGAACCACCGCCCGCGGAGGAGCCTCAATCAGCTGATCAAGACCTTCCTCAATTGCCGCGTAATTGCTGACATAGGGCGACGTCTTGCCCTTTACGAGCGGGCCGCCGATCGTGAGAATTGCTATGCCGTCCTCTGTGTAGTCAAGCGGAGCCGCTGTGTCGAAGCCCAGCATCTCGCTCCACATATCGTAGAAGTAATCGTCGATCTTGTCTGGGCTCATGCCGTCAGCGCGTACGCCTGATCGGGCTGCCGCCTTCAAAGCGTAACCCTGAAGCCACCGAGGATCGATCTGCCATAATCTTGAAGTTGCGCTCACTGCTGACCCTCCAGCCGGATCATTGCCCCGGCGTTCGTGACCTGCTGGAACCCCATGGCCGCCAGCTCTTCCTTTTCTCGCATAATCTCGGCCACGTTCTCAAGGTAGTCCCCGAGGCCGCGCTCGTCGCAGATGTCCTGCATAGACTGGAGCCCAGCCGCGACTGACCGCAGAGCGACGTCCAGCTCTTCCTGCGGTCTCCACCACGCCACGCCACGCGGCACCCATCGCCACTTGAGATCGGTGATCAGTTGGCCTGCCGGCAGAACCAGCTCGCCCGTCCCGCCGAACTCGATTGGCAGCGTCCACTGAAGCAGCTTCCAACTGGTAAATCGCTTATGAAGCCGCTCCTGTGTTTTCCGGCGAGCGTGACAAGCTCGCTCAAACAAAAGCCAGCTGGCCCGCGATCCGAAGAAGTTGGTGTAGTCCTCGAAGAAAAACGTCGTTGGAAGATCGAGGACCTTGAGCGCGACCTGAATGCAGAGCTTGAGGAAGTCCTGTGTGTTCGTGGCTGGGTTCCCGCTTTGGATTGCCTCGACGGATTCACCCTGATCGAGATCAAACACAGCCGGCCCTTGGCCAAAGTCAACCACGCGAGCCGCCTGATCCTGTGAGCCTTCGGCGTCGGAGTCCTGATCGAATGCCTCGGCGTCGTCCTTGCGTGAAAAGGCGATCCCGAACAGCTGATCCAGCTTCACCTTGGCCCGCATATGGTCGAACGTCTCATCGACGTCCCGGAACTCATTCAGAGCCGCGACGATCGGGGACTGGGGCCGAATCTGATTGGGCCGAGCTTCGAATTGGCAGTGCTGCCAAACCTGCGACTGCCGGACCGTCCGGGCTGAGCGGACTCCTGTGAGCGGATCTTCCTCGTTGAAAGCCCACGCGACTATTCGCCCGTTCTTCAGCTTGGCTCCGTTCAGCCACTGGCCGGCGTCAGTCCGCGCGTCCGTTGGATTCTGACACCATGCGCCCTCTACCAGCTGAAGCGTCCAGTCGTTCTGCTTGATGAAAAAGCAGTCGCCCGTCAGCAGCTTTTGAGCCTCAGCCACTCTGCGGAAGTCATCCCAGTCCATCCGGCCAAAGACGTCCACTCGCTCCGGCTCAGTGTCCCGAGCTATCAAAGACTTGAGCGCAGCGTCCAGCCCTTTGTCGCCGGTCCTTGGCTGAAAGTCCCAGAGACAGCAGTAGTCGAGCGTGCGGCGGATGGCCCAGCCCAGCAGCCCCATATTGCGATGGACGTCCAGAGCGTTGGCCGCGAGAGCCTCGCGTCGTCGATCTGTGAGAAGTCGATCCTCCAGCCTGATCCGCTGGCTCGCGGATCGCCGGCGGTTGCCGGGATTTAAGGCTTGATAGGTGGAGTCGGATGTCTGCGGGAGCGTCTGCGCCATGGCTCAGCGTCTCCCCATTTGCATATTCAACACCCGAGGCCGCTGCCGGCGTGTCCCGGCTTCCTGCTCCAGCCGCAGCAGTTCGCGGCGAACAGACTCCAGATCAAAGGACGTGCTGGCCCCGTCTCTGCTGTCGGATGTTACTCCTGACTCTAGCAGCTCGCGGAGGCGTGCGAT